AAGAACAATTATACGCTTCTCTGGGATATGGGCTCCAATCGTGGTTACATTAATATTGTTGCTGTGATGCAAAAGTTCTTCGACCAGGCAATCAGTGGTAACTGGAGTTATAATCCAGAAGATTACCCTGATAACGAAGTACCAGTTTCTGTAATGGCACAAGATCTTTTAACTACATACAAGTACGGTTGGAAGACATCTTATTATCAGAACACCTATGATATCAAGACTGATGAGGTGGAGGAGGACACCAAACAGTCTACTTTAGAAAACCTTATGTCACAATTAGAAAACGCAGAGGAGGAAGACTGTGAGTCTTGTAAGATTTAAAACTAATAGCCAGGAGCGTCAAGTGGTCGAAGCAATGACCGTGTTTAATTCTGAAGAAGTTGATAGAAAAAAACAACCAATGTTCTTCGGCAAACCTTTAGGTGTTCAAAGGTATGATTCTTACAAATATCCAATCTTTGAAAAACTCACAACACAACAACTAGGTTACTTTTGGAGACCTGAGGAAGTCTCCCTACAGAAAGACAGGAGCGACTACCACACCCTTCGCCCAGAACAAAAGCATATCTTTACCAGCAACCTGAAGTATCAGGTTATGCTTGATTCTGTGCAGGGTCGTGGACCTGGTATGGCATTCGCGCCATACTGCTCACTTCCAGAACTTGAAGCATGTATGAAAGTCTGGGAGTTTATGGAGATGATCCACAGTCGTTCTTACACTTACATTATCAAAAACGTTTATTCTGACCCAGCAGATGTGTTTGATACCATCCTGTCAGATGAGCGTATTTTAGAACGTGCGGTTAGTGTAACTCAATCTTATAACGACTTTATTAACTCAGCGCATCAATACGATAATACGAATCAGTGGTCACACGCACTTGAAGAAGTCCCTTACGCCTTAGACGCGAGGTATGAACTCAAGAGAAAACTATTCAGAGCCGTCGCAAACGTCAATATCCTGGAAGGAATTAGATTCTATGTCTCCTTCGCTTGCTCGTTCGCATTTGGCGAACTTAAGCTTATGGAAGGATCGGCTAAGATCATTAGCCTTATCGCCAGGGACGAGAACCAGCACCTGGTAATCACTCAGAACATCCTCAACAAGTGGAGGGAAGGCGACGATCCCGAAATGAAGAGAATATGGAAAGAAGAGGAGCAATGGGTCATAAAGACCTTCCAGAACGCCGTCAATCAAGAGAAACTGTGGGCAGAGTATCTGTTCAAGAATGGATCGATGATTGGTCTCAACGAAAAACTTTTGTATCAATATGTTGAGTGGATTGCTAACAGAAGGATAAAAGCTATAGGTCTCAAACCTATATACGATATCCCTGCAAAAAACAACCCACTGCCTTGGACGCAGCATTGGATCTCTTCCAAAGGGTTGCAGGTAGCACCACAAGAGACAGAGGTTGAGAGTTATGTCGTCGGAGGAATCAAGCAAGATGTCAAAGGAGACACTTTCGCAGGATTCAGTCTCTAATAACCAAGAAACAATCCGTTCTCTGCAAGCGATTAAACTCGCTGCGGAGGCGGATGCTTTTTTGTTTGGAGACTACGATCCTTACGAATGGTTAGATGATTACGATGATTACGAATACATGACAGGGGGTTGACACCCCCTTTTTTTATTGCTAGAATTACCTTTGTCGAGGTTAAAGACCACTAGTAGCTTTAAGATATGTCTAATACATGGAGATCTGAATACATTGATATTAAAGGAAAGACTCTCAATAGAAAACAGATAGAGTTATTGGAGAAGGGACCACATAGTCTCTCTTCTAGTTGGGCACTACAAGCGATGCACAATGACTGGAAGAAGATTAAAGGTCTTGATAAAGAAGATCCTAAAGAAAACACTGGACAGTTCCAATCAACGTTTAAGAAATCTTTTAGGAAGTGGCGCTAAATAAGTTTCAGAATAATGAAACATTTTGGCAGACTATGAGAATCCCTGGTCTTTTAAGGGAAGAGATTTTTTATCTGAGGATATTGACGATCTGTACGGTTTTGTCTACTGCATTACTAATACAACAACGGGTAGAAAGTACATTGGTAGAAAATACTTCTGGTCCTTTAGAAAACCACCGGGTAAAAAGAGAAGAGTAAAACAAGAGTCTGATTGGAAAAAGTATTACGGATCTTGTCCTGAGTTAAAAGAGGATATCAAGATCAATGGCAAAGAGATCTTCAGTAGAGAAATACTGAGCGTTCATCAAACGAAAGGTCTTTGCAACTATGAAGAAACCAAACAGTTGTTCTTAAATAATGTCTTGTCTGAGTCCCTTGACACAGGGGGACCGGCGTACTATAATAGCAATATTCTAGGACGCTACATGCGAAAAGATTATGGTAACTTTGGAGCAAACGCTAAGTCTGACACATGATTGGGTCATTGATCGTATGCACAAGTTATGTGACGAAGGTTATGAAAGGATTGAAGATGCACATGCCATTAGACTAGAATTTGACGAATGGTTGGACCCCAACATCCCAGATCACAACGTTTACTCATTGGAATACATCGGAGAAGGAAGTGATTACTAATTTGTTTCTATCGACATTAGTTGCTGTTGGTCCTGTGGCAAGACCACAACTGCCACAATTGACACATAATGATTATGTGAATCTTGCTAAAGTAATTCGTGTCGAGGCAGCACGTAATACTCTTGATGAATATTGTGTTGCTGCCTCTATATTAAATAGAGTTAGGTCCAATCAATTCCCAAACACTGTTGAGGAAGTTATCTATTCTCCTGGTCAGTATGAGGGAATTACATTTAACAGAAATGTTCGCCCAGATATGAGTCTTGTACGCGAATTAAAGTCCGAACAAGGACAAAGTTACTTACGCAAAGCTCTACGTATCATTGGTAATCGAACAGACTTTAAGGGTCAAAGAATGCTCGGATACAGGGTTCCTTCAGAGGATCCCATGTGCCATTCCAAAGGAAACTTCTATCACTATCACTGGCAATGAACCGATTTATTCAAAAGATTCAAGAACTGATTTCTCCAAAAGAAAAGATTAAAGACGAAGATCTAGAGTGCTCCATCGATGAGGATGTAGTTGAATGTGAAGGTAAAGCATTCAAACAAGATGCTATCAACTATTACACGGGTGTTCCTGCTCCTGTCCTCAATCCTGTAGACGAATGGTTCTCAGCTCCATACGGAGCACCTGCTGCCATTACCGAAAAACAGAAGGACTACATGGAGCAAGAAACTCTCATCAAACAGCAACAGTATCAAGAAACTCATTCTAGTGAACCTGAGAACATCCATGAACTGATGTATGAGATGGCAACTAAGAATCAATCAACCACCTTGCACCTTGACCCTCCTGGTGGTTCTGAGAACTTTCAAGAAGGGTCTGACGGTTGGCAATCTGGATCGGGACGTTATCAATGACTTACGACGACTGGCGCTATAATGACTTCAAAATGAAGTTGAGACAGGAAGTTTTAAAGATTCTTCTTTCTAAGTACGGTGGTCAAATGGAAGGTGTTAAACCTAAATACAGCACCCAATCAATCTATGAGTGCGCTCACGATTGGATTTCTCAGGGTCACAAGACATCCTTCGGGGTCGCCAAATACTACGAGGCTTACTATGCAAAAAGTAATTAATGTTTTAGCAGTTCTATCATTTGTAGGAACTGCCGGTATTATTGGTGGAGGAACAGTTGTTTATCTCCGTCGTGATGCTATCGCTGAAAGTGTCAAAGAGCGTGTTGCTAAAGCAGCAACAGAGGCAATTGCAGGAGCACTTCCTGGTATGCTAGACGCAGCAATGCCTGAACTTCCTGGTGCCACTGGTGGTGCCATTCCCTCTACATCTGGATCTTCTATTCCTTCTTTCTAATATGAAAAAACTTATGATGGCACTGGCAGCAGCATTTATCTCTGCTCCAGTATTGGCAGATCCAATCAAAGAGGATCATTACTTCAGTGCCCATGCTCAAGGGTGCATGTTACTGCGAGAATGCACCGATCATGTCGAAGAACTCAAAACAGTCACAGACCTCAACAAGGATGATTACCTGGCTGACGTTGATTATAGTATTGTTGCTGATGAGTTTGACTCTCTCGTCCGATCACTTAATAAGGTCGGAGCTAGGGTTTTTCTAGCAGACGAACGATACTTCCCTGTTGGTC